TATCCTCTCTTTAAATTCTTCCGATTGGAAGAGATGTTCCACCCCTAAATTTTCTTTGTAGAAATTTTTAACCGACTCTACATTTATTTTAGATACGCATGATTTGTTTCCGCACGTTTTATTGTATCCGCCATTTTCGTTGTAGAAATCCCTCCACTTTAGAGCACTACCACATTCACAGAATTTAATTTTTTTATCATTGAAAAGAAAGCTTAATCTTTGTAGATGGTTTGGATCCGCATAGTGGGAGTCCAGTAATATGGATTCATTCTTTAAAAAATCTCCCATCACTGGATCTTTTTTAATAACACTTTTAAAAGCTTTGCTGTACTTTTCTTTGTTTATCAGGTCTAGGTATTCTTTATAAAGTCTTTCGATCATATCCCTCTTGTGCGTTTTATGTTATATATTGGAAAAACAGGAATGCTCCGGCTTTTTATAGGGGTAGCTTAAAAATATTTTTAGTGGATATTCTATGTGGGTGAATATATAAAAAAGAATTTGATCCTAATTGGATATATAAATCAAAAGAATAAAATGGCAGGCTTACCACATTTTTCAAACTCGATCTCATCGATGAACAACTTTGAACCGGTTTACTTAAACCAGTTTGAGGTAGTAATAAATCCACCAGCTGCTGTAGCTGGCGGACCTATTCTTTTACAGCATGTAACGAAGGTTTCAGGTATGGAAGTAGATAAAAATCCAGCACCTGTAGCTCAGAAGTACAAGTTTGCAAAAAGAAACTACGCGGGAGCTAAACCAGATACTACTGGAATGACTATTTCTATGAGTTTCACCGTGAACTTGAACGATGCTAATTCTATGTATGTTTTTAAAACACTAAGACAATGGACGGATCTTATTTATAATCCGTTAACCGGAGCAATGGGTGTTAAAAATGACTATGTAGGATCAGTAGTTATTTCGATCTTTAATAAAAACGGTGACGTTTTTAAAAGAGTAGTTTGTAAAGACTGTTTTCCTCTTAGTGCAATTTCTCCGATGAATATGAGCTATGCAGCGGAAGAGGTTTGGAAGATAGATAATATGGAATGGGCAGTTGATTATTGGGAAGATCTATTCCTATAAAAAAATTAAAAAGAAATGGCAGGATTACCACACTATACTAATTCTCAAGCTGCTATACAGCTTTACGAACCAGTTTATCTTAACCAGTTTGAGGTTATTATTAACACACCAGCGGGGGTTCAACAGTTACCGGGTTTAAACGGTGAATTGATACTTAGCCAACAGGTTAAATCTATATCAGGTATGGCCGTTGATATACAGCCATCTGGACCGGTTGAGCAATTCTATAAGTTTGCTACTAGAAGATATGCAGGTGGTGAGCCTACCCAGACTGACATGGATTTAACCATGGAATTCGAGGTTAACCTTAATGAATCCAATTCGATGACTGTGTATAGAACTCTTAGGCAGTGGTCAGATCTTATTTATAATCCATTGACTGGTGCTATGGGTCTTAAGCGTGATTATGTTGGATCTATGGTTATATCTATATTCAACAAGCAAGGTGATGTTTTTAGAAGAATAAGAATACCAGTTTGCTTTATAAGTACGCCAATACCAGCTTTGGAGCTAGATTATGATCAGGGAGCTAGTATTTATAGTATCAGTATTTCTTGGAAATGTGATTACTGGGAAGATCTTTTCTTGTAAAATAAAGGAACTTAAAGGGAAAGGACACTATAAATTGTGTCCTTTTTTTGTGGACCGTTATATAATTTATAACATAAGATCTTAATATTATGAAGAATTTATCACCCGAGGAAATCCTCAGAAATAAAGAAGCAGCTAGTGGATTCGTCTATGACGAGCCTAAAGTTGAAGTAGTTGTAACAAATAAGGAGAATCCTGTTACTCTAAATGAGAATGCTTATGCTTCTCAAGAAACGTCTACTACTAAAGCACCTGTCGAAGAGCAGACTGTTCAGAACCCACCTAATTCGTTAGGCAGGATCGAAAGAAAGCAGCCTTATTTCCAGCAGGAAGCTCAATCTACTCAGCCAAATAATAGTGCTCAAAAACAGCCTGGAGAGTTAGGCTGGAAGAATATACCAATGAGTATACTTCCATCAAAGGGTATGTACTACCCAGATGGTACTAGAATAGCTATTAGAGCTGCGGAGGTAAAGGAAATTAGACATTTCTCAACAATAGACGATGAAGATAGAATAGACATAGAGGAAAAATTAGGTTACATCCTTGATAGGTGTATGAGAATGGATTTTCCGACACAGGGTATAGTTTCTTATCAGGACCTAAAATCCGAGGATAGATTTTTCATAACATTAGCAATAAGAGATTTAACTTTCACTAGAGGTGAGAATAGCGTCATATTGATTCCCAATAATACTTGTGAATCTAAGGAATGCCCAGTAAGGGACGGATTTGAACTTAGAACCGGTGTTTTGTCCATGTATGAAATTGAAGATAAAATCCTGGAATATTATGACAGCGAAAGAAGATGTTTTTCTTTTGATATAAAGAAGCTGGATAAAAATATTAAGATGTTCGTTCCTAGTATAGGAGTTACTAAAAGAATATCTGATTTTATCATATCACTTGCAAAGAGAGGCGTTGAAATAGATGATGCTTTTGTGCAGATATCCCCTTTCATATTTGAAGATTGGAGAACATTAACTGAAGGATCATTCCAGGCAAGGCTAAAGGACAGTGATACGTGGACAAAAGAGGAATTCAGCTTACTGTTTGAATTATCCGAAAAAATAAAAATAGGTACAAAGTCCAAGGCATTGGTAAATTGCCCTAAGTGCGGTGGAAGGGAGGTCACCGCCGACATTACCTTTCCCAAAGGGCTTAGATCCCTTTTCGTTATTTCAGATATCATTGGAGAACTTCTTTGATCTAAAGTTTAGATTATGGAAGGAGCACGGTCTTGATCCTGATTGGGTAGAGGGAATACCTTATTACGAATACCAGATATGGATAGATAAGCTTAATCTCGCTATCGATGTTGATAATCAAGAAGTACTTGCAGATTCAGGAAAGAGCACAGTTTTCTCTTTTAGGAAGTAAAATTGCAACTAAAATATATAGAAATAAAGAATTATTTCATAAATGCCATCTACCGAAAGTGAAAAACAGTTCATTGACCTATCGAGAAGTTTAGAGGGTCTCGTTGGTGAATTGAAAAAAATCAACATGTCGTCTATCAAGGACGATATTAAGAAACAGGGTGATGTTATAGAGAGATCACTGAGTAACGTAAAGGGTAGCTTTAGAAGAGGTGGTAAAACTAAAGATGCTGGGAATTATTTAGCTGGCGAAAACGGACCTGAAGTTGTTTCACTTCCTAATGGATCATCAATAATACCTTTAGATGTTTCTGATTTAATAGATGGATTAAAGAATGTTTCTAAGCTCAAAGACGATCTTGCTGATAAGACTTTAAACTATGACAAGGCTAAGGGTGCTATAGTTACACCAGCGGGTGATTTTGATATTGGTTTTCTAAAAAGCCAAATTGAAAAGGAAATTGCTGAAGATGCTGCCTTGGATGTTTCTGATGGTGGCAAAAATGCAGAAGCTGTGGTTGCCCTTGAAAAATTACAGAATAAGATAAAAAATGCTAAACCCGAAAGCAAAGAGGGAAGCATGGATGAAAAAATTGGTAAATCAACTGGACCCACCCCAGAAGATATAAAAAAGGAAAGGGAAAGATTATTAGCTGAAGATCCTGAATTCTATAAAGATCCTAAAAATCTACAGGAAGAAATAGATTCTTATATAAGTAGCTACAATTTTGGTCCTGGGTTTTCCTTTAGTAAAACTGCGGAACCAGCATTAACGGAGAAGGAAAGGTCTAATTCTAAAGAGGAAAGCGGGGGAAAGGAAAAAGATAATTCAAAAGAGGAAAGCGTAGAGAAGACCGAAAAAAAGAAAAACAGAAAAGAAAGAAAAGAAAAAGAGGGGACCGGAGAAGGTCTATTTTCTAAAGGAAAATTGTTAGAATCTAAGAAAAATGCAGGTGCTGCTATTGCAACTACTGGACTTTCCCTTTTGGAAAAAAAATCAGGTCTAACAAATAAAGCTGTTAGTTTAGGTTCTAAATTTGGTATACCCGGGAATAAAACTGAAAATTTAATCAACACTGTTAATCAGAAAGCTATAAGTAAAATTCAGGGTTTGGGTAAAAAATCACCCAAAGAAAATACAAATAAAGAAGAGGTTAAAAGCAAAGCAGTAAACGAGAAGCCCGAATTAAATCCACAACCTAAGCCAGCACCGCCTCCTGAGATCAAGCCTGCTCCAACCGCAGCCCCAGCACCCGAGCAGAGCAAACCCTCAAATACAGAGGCTACGTCAAAATCGGAAACACCAGGGACACCTAGCAAAGCAGGGACAGCGGGGTCTGCGTCTAGCGGAGCTTCTAATTCTTCCTCTGGTTCACCACTGTCTAATGAGGATGCTAAAGACATTAAAAGCCTTCTTAGTAAGATAGCAAGTACACTAGCTGGACCCCTAAACATTAGTTCGCCTGATCCTTTTAGACCTGATTCTAGAAGAATTTAATTTAAAACCATCGGGTTTCCTGCGGATTTTTGTATTACATTTGAGGTATATTAAACTGGAATGCCTATGTCAGAAAAGATATTCTTTAAAGACCTATCTTTTATCAATGAAGAATTTATAGAAAAAAACAGCTCCTGGAGAGTTATACCACAAACAGATTCTACATATTTACTTTTAACTGGGGACAACCTATATTTAAACGAAAAAGAGGAGAGAATGGATTCAGTTTATCTCGAGATGGCTGGATCATGGGGAAAGAATTCACATTGTAAAAGGGCACAGGTTGGGTGTTTGATGGTTAAAAATAAGTCTATCATATCGGATGGATATAATGGATCTCCAACTGGATTTCCTAATGTATGTGAGGATGAGAAAGGAGATACTTTATCTTGGGTTTTGCATGCGGAGGCAAACGCTATAACAAAGTTAGCTAAGAGCACTCAGAGCTCTGATGGCTCTACAATTTACGTAACACTTTCTCCTTGTTTCGAATGCTCAAAACTAATCATTCAATCCGCTATAAAAAGAGTGGTTTTCACTGAGCTATATAGGAAGCACGATTCCCTGTCATTCCTTTTAAGAGGAGGTATTGAGTTAATGAAATTATAATTTGTAAATATATTTATATAATGATAGAACAGAAAGAGAAGGTTGAGAAAAACATCCAAAAACTTGCAGGGAATTTCCTATTCGAGAAGAACGAGAAGTCATTTAAAGAACTTTTTGAAAGATTAAGACCCGGTGTATTGAATCACTGCTACGTTATTCTAAAAGACAGAGAATTAGCGGAGGATGCTTTTATCAACACAATGACCAAGATCTGGACTAAGATAGATCAATATGACGACGAGAGAGGTAATTTCTCTACGTGGTGTTATAATATTGCACGTAATGAGAGCTTATTGCTGATTAAATCTAGAAACAAATACGTTTCACAGAATGAAAAGGAATTAGATTTTCATTCAATCAAGCACGATTCAATCATGGGTGAGCATTATGTGCTAGAAAATTCAATTGATTATGCTTTTTTTAGCGAAGAGAACACGGTTGATGCTGTATATGAGGCGGTCATAGACGAAATAAGAACATTACCTGAGCTCTACCGGGACATTATGGTAGACCGAGAGATAAACGGTATGAAATACAAGGACATAGCGATTAAATATGGTATCAAGAAAAGATCCATCGCTACGAGAATAAGAAGAGCAAGAGCTAAGATCAAGAAAAAAATGGGGAAACCTTAATCGATTAATCAGATATAAATTAAAAGTTAACAGCATGTTTGGAGCGCTAAAAGAATTTTTCATCTACCTTAAATATCGTAAGATAGTCAAGAGTGAGGCTGCAAGCGATATAATTTGGACCAGAAAGGGACTTAGATACGATTGGCTTTGCCGGATTTACACTGTGGTTAATCTTCCACCGCAAGTGACGTTGTCAAAGGATTTGCCTCTGGAGGTTAGACCATCCTTTGTTTTTGAGACGATTAAGCCTATTAATGATTATTTAGGAAAAGTTGGATTGGAAGAAATGTTATCAGTTTCGCTTGATCCTATTCAAACAACTAACAATGAATCATACCTTGTCGTGTATTATTTTGTTTTTCGTAAGATGACTTGGTTTTGGTTTATTTTCTATTCCATACTTTTGCCAATCTCATCAATTTGGGCCACAATTCACTTTCTCTTTTAAATTATAATACCATGAAAGAAATACTGCTAAAAGAGAAAGATGAAATAGAGAAGAGACTTAAAGTGTTTAACGATGCTAATTTTATTTTTGACGAGCCTTCACACACTTACACATACTCTGGTAAAAAATTCGACTCTGTTACAACTTTCCTGAAGAATTTTAAAGAACCATTTCAGAGAGATTATTGGGTAAGAGAAAAAGCAAGGCAGAGAGGTGTGGATCCATCTGTTATAGAGAACGAGTGGAAGGAAAAAGCTGACAAATCTACTGTTCTTGGTACAAACGTACATAAATGGATAGAGGATTTTTGGACTGGACTTAATCCAGAAATGCCTGAGCCAGAGGAGGAGATAGAGAGAGTTTTAAAGTTTAAGGAATTATACGATCAAAAATTCAAAGATCTAGTTCCCCTGCCTTCTGAGTTAAAAATATTTTCTAAGAAATGGAGATTAGCTGGAACTATAGACCAGCCATTTCTAATGTGGGACGAGAAGAGAAATAAGATTTTAATTTTAATAGGCGACTGGAAAACAAACAAGGAATTTAAGCACGACGATCACCCAAAAGGAAGATATAAAAAATTACTTAGACCTTTCCACACTCTTTATGAGAACCAACATAATGAATATTCTATACAGCTTTCCATGTATAGACTGATACTAGAGGAAGCGATTGGTTTGGAGACCGAAAGCGGATTCCTAGTTCACATAGGACCTGATGGACCCGCTAGGATATTTCCAGCGAAAGATCTCAGAGCCCCTCTTAGAGCTTATTTAGATCAAAATAGAGCAGAACCTGATATCTTTGATATTGAATAAAAATAGTGAAACTTATTACTAAATAAAAGTATAAATTAAAAAAATAATAAAATGGCTAGACAAAAGGAAAAAAACGAAGAATTGAATTTAGCATCCTCAGCTAATTTAGATAGATTACCAGGTGAGGTTGAAACTATGGAATTCGGGGGTATGCACATCTCAGTTGACGAAGAAAAAGTTCAGAGAATTGAAAAAGAGCTAGAGGAAAAAATAGAGGAATCTAGAAAAAAAGTATATGCTGTTTCGATGGACACTGAAGCATTTCAAGCTTTTAAAAAATACATGACAGAGGAAGCTGAATGGAGCTCTACCGAGTCCATCGGGATTATAGAGATCAGCAAATCGATTGCTAAGATTGAAAAGGAGGGAATTAAAGACAATATGGTTTATATGAGTTCTTTGACCCTTGAGGCTAGTCATTATTTTGTTTCTAAGTCAAGAGGTAAAGGACTAGATGCAGCAAAGAACTTCATTAAGCTATATAAGCCTATTGATATTTCATTAAATGATGTAAAAGAAGACAATAGAGCAATTGAAGAAATAAGAAAAAGATTAAACGCGGCTCAGCAAGGCATAGAGCTAGCATAATTGATATTTTTGCATAACATCTGAAAAGCCGGTATTTACCGGCTTTTTCTTTTTCCAAATAGCATTAGATAAATACTTAGTACTTTAAAACAACAAAACATGAAAACATTAGAAAAAATTAAGGAATATTCCTGGGCTATTACCATTTTCTTACTACTAGTTGTATTTTTAAAACAATGCGGGGTAAACAGAGAGGTTGATAGAATAGACAAGGAGATTAAGAAAATAACCCAATCTACTGATTCTATACAGGGATCATTGATAACTAAGGATCAAATGGACAATGCTCTTAAACAGAATATGTTCAATTTCCTTATTTACGAAGACGATTTCGATAAAGGAAAAACTTCTTTGTCTGATATAAAATCAAAGATAGAAACCCCTAATAATTAATTTTATGGAGAAAGGATGGTTAAAATACTTTATAATAGGAACTTTTGTTTCTCTTTACCTTGTAGTGTCCGTAATCTCTACGATACACGTTATTCAATTCTTCGATCTTACAAACCCAAAGTGGCTTTCAGTATCTCTTGCTATAGCTTTTGAACTCGGAGCAGCTGCTTCTCTTGCTTCACTTATAGCTTTAGATAAGATGAACAAATTCTTAGTTTGGTTACTTTTTATAACCCTTACTGCTATGCAAGCTATGGGAAATACCTACTATGCATATACAAACATACACGATTTCCAGGGATGGAGTGAGCTATTTGGTTTAATAGAGGAAGATATTATATTTCAAAAACGTGTATTGTCAATAATCAGTGGTGCAATACTTCCCCTAGTAGCCCTAGGTTTTATAAAATCATTAGTTGATTATATAAAGCCAGAAGATCCAGTGCAGATAATAAATCACGATCCTCTTGGCGAAGAGAATAATGCTTTCCCTCTAGACGAGCCTCAAATTGAGATACCAGAAGATAAATCTGATTCTCATTCAGAGAATAACGTGGATGTTATAAGCATATCTGAGATGAAAGAGGAAGATCCTGTTATTCAAAATGACGAATCTAGCGATTTACGTGATTTGCAATATGTAAACGCGGGTCAGAATCAGCCTGAAGTGGATGCCTCTATTTTACACCAGGATCCCCTTGAAATAACAAACGCTAATTCAAATAGACAATCTCCGAAGAAACGCGTTCCCCCTTTCATATAAGGATAAATAAAAGAATAAGAAATGGCAGATTACCCACAGATCCAACAGGAGTCAAACAATTTAAATTACGACGGAGGAGGTAGTACAGGTGGAACCTATACACAAACCGTACAGGGGGGATCTAACAGTGCACCTGTTTTTATACCCGGTGCTTGTACTTTTACTGCTAGATATACTAACGTTGCTCGAACTAGGGAGATGCTTCCCCTGATAGATTGGACGTTTAAGTATAAGAACCAGCCTGCTTTCTTTAAATACTTCAAGTCTTCTTTTAATGTATGCTTGCAGTCAAATGTGATGGATACTTTGAGTCTAGCCTCTTTCTTCCACCCTTTCCTTTCTTTCTCTAGTTATCAAAAGCAAACATTTGTAATAGACCCAGATACTTCGATCGATATAGATACCGGTAATTTTGCCAACACATTAAACGAGGTTAGCTTTATATTGGCAAGAGCTTATTACCTCCCGACACAAAAGGGAGCTGCTAGAGTATTATTTTGGGACTATGATGGAAACACTAGATACCCGATGGGTGAAATAATGGTTTTAACTGGTGCTGTAAAAGAGGATCAGTATTGGAAAGGCTGGAATATAAGTTCTTTTTCTAACATAGGTCACACAGGTCCAGTATCTAATCCTAGTTTGGGTGGCATCACCTTTACAAACCCAACCGAATCGCCAGTTAAACTGGTAGTAATAACAGCAAACTAATATGGCAACAAGACCCGTTATATGTCCCTATATAGAACCAGAGGGATTGAAATTCGAAAGAACTAACCTGGTTATAGATTCAAACAACATGATGAATCCTCAAATAGTTCTCATGCTGGAAGATTTGTTATTTGATGTTCCTGCTTATTCTAAATCCACAATAAATCTTAGAGCTGGATCCTGCGCACTGATAAGCCAATCAGATATAGCGGATCCTGGTGGATACGTTAGCTTTATAGCTATCAAAGCAGTATACCCAGCGGGGACTTTGGAAAAAGACAAGTTCATTACATGGGAGTACAGGGGCAATCAATATTTTATGGGAGAACTTACTGTATTAAGCGGTGTTAATGTTACAACTTTTGATTCGGAACAGTATGGATGGAATTTAGCTAAACCCGGACCAATATACCAGGACGGAGGTATAACTGTGTGTAACCCACACCTGGACAAAAAGGTAATTTTGGAGATATTGGTTTGCAGATAATGATATATAGACCAAAAAGTACTCTGGAAAAGATATATAGAATACAAAAAAATTATTAACTCATGGACTTCATTAACAAAGTGCAAAATTTAAAAGAAACTACTACCTCACCGGAGGTTAAATCCCTATGTGAGAACTTCTTAAACGAGGCATCAAATAAAAATACCCTTATAGAGGGACTTAAAAATTCTAATGATGCTGAAGTTTCTGGTTTCTTAAGAGAAAATACATCAAACATCTGGAACGATTTCAGAAATCAAGAAATGGAGGCTTCTAAAAAAGCAGCTTCTTCCCTTTTGGAATCTTGGAGCCAGAATACTCCTAAAGGAACTAATTCTGGAACTTGGATTACCCCTTCAAAAGAAAAATCAAGGGATAAGGAAATTAGCTCTTTAAATGAATCTCTTTCCCAAATAAAAGGTGATAAGGCTGTTAATTCTTTTTTAACTTCTGAGTCTATTAAAAATCTGGGAGTTCTTGAGTCTGTTAATTCACTTCTTAGCTCGCCTGTTGCTGAACATATGAAGGCTAAGATCATGCTAGAGAATTATAAAAACATCCTTGTTAATAAGAATATCCCTGAGTATGCAGTTATTGAAAATTTTGTTAATGATTTAAGCCAGTTGACATGGGATGCTAAATCTAAAGATATTTTTGAATCACTCTTAGGTAAAGTTAATAATTACAACAGAGAAATATATGTCTCTAAAGTGATAGATTCAATTAAGGGATCTGGGTCTAGAGAATTTTATTCAGATCTTTATGAGTGTTTAAATGAGTGGATGACGTCTAAAGACAAGTCAAACGGTCTATTAGTTAATAAAATCTCTAAATATTCTTTCAATCCAGTAGTTAAAAATCTGATAAACTATTTGAATCTTAATGAAAGCCAAAAAGATTCAAGCAGACTTTCCATCCCTGAGACTAATCAGGGCGAATCTTATGTAGAAAGAGCTTATTCCGCAATGGCAACTAACGAGAATCAGAATTTCGCATTTGGCCTTGGTGGATTTATCTTCGAAGCAACAGAGAATGGTGTACAAAGAATAGACGCTAAGACTGCAGCTTCTTCATATGGTAATACATTTGTTAATCTATTAGGAATTACTTCTAGACCTGATGTTAAGATAAATGAAGCTGGTGTTCATTTCACAGTTGGTAAGAAAATAGTTAGCATAACGGAAGGGACAGAGAACAGTCCTAATGTATTCGTTGGAAGAAATAAATTATCTTTCTCTAATGTTAACGAAATGGCTAAGCTAATAGGATTGGAAGTATCTTCTTATATGGGATATAATGATATGTCTCTTGTAAAAGATATAGCTACCGTTTATGAAAATTACAATTCTTTTGTAGAACTTGATTTTGCTAAGTCTATCGTATCTAGAATCTACGAGGGACTTTCTGTTAATTTATTCAAATGGAACGATAAGATCTACCTCCAAAGAATAAATGAAGCTATGAGAGAGAATTCAATATTCTCTGTTAATAGTATGCAAGCTGTTAAGCTAGTAAAAGACACATTAAGATATGATATATCTGAGGGTCTAAGCGAATTCTTAGTTGGTGAATTAAGAACTAAATCTGTTCTTTTAAATGACAGAACTAGTCTTCTTGAAAACATACAAAAAGTTGAAGAGCAATTGAGCAAGATTCAATCTCTGATCGAACAACATAATTACTCGCATTCACCGGAGCTTAAAGAAGCGGAGAAGATGTTAAAAAGAGAATTAAAGGTTTTAAGAAATAAATGGTCTAGCATCAACGAAGAGATTGAGAAATTTGAAAATATTGATTTTGATTCTAGTATGTCCCTTATAGAGGATGCTAAATTTAATATAGGTGACTATGTTAAAATAAAAGAATCTGGTGAAACCGGTAAGATTATTTCAATAGATGGTACCTCGGGAAGATATACAGTTTTAACAGATGCTGGTAGAACTGAAGACCACAGAGTAAATGACATTCAAGATTTAGAAGAAGCTATGTCAGATGCAGCAGAAAAGAATGGTGAAAAGACAAGTGACTTCGATAAAGAGTATTTTGACAACGATCCTGCTAGCGACATTGAAAGTGACGAGTCAGAGGAAGAGGACGGCACGGAAGAAGTAAAAGAGTCGAATACAACTTTTGTTAAAGCACCTTCAACAGCTAGAAATATTAAAGAAAAGCCATCCCAGCCAACATACGCTAAAGCCCCTAGCTCTAAAGAACAGGATAAGCCAGTGGCACATGATCTAAAGGACATTAAAGCTGCTCATTACGCGGAAGGAGTTAAAGGACAAAAACCAACAGAATTTGAAGTTGATGGATATGCCATCGGTTATAACATCGACGAAGCTGATGTGGTAAAAGATGGAGCTCAAGGATTTTCTGAAGCACCTCACTTTGGTAAAACTGAGAGAACCCACGATAAGAATGCTTTAGCTGACATGGCAAAAAAACATGGATATTCAAAAGCTCCTGGTAAGAATGACAAAATAGATCTTTCATTGGATTTATTACACGGATACAGAAAGGTGCAGGAAGGAGTAAAAGGAGAGGTTACTAAATCTGGTCCAAATCTTGCTGTAGCACCTTCTTTTAAAGATGAAGAGAAAAGCATTATGTCCCGTGATCTTAAAAACGAAAAGATTTTTAATTTTTCTACAGCTCCAAGCAAGCACAGAGATGCTATAGACTTTGGAATAAATGACGAGATCGGATATAACGTAGACGAATCTGAATTGCAAAAAAAAAAGTAAGTCGTAATTATTATTTTGCTCCGGAGAACCCGGAACAAAATAAACCAGGTAAGCCTTTCGTAGATCCTTTAAAAGGAAGATTAGCAAAGGCGCCAACTGAGCCGATAAACAAACACGTAGAGGATAGCGAGGAAGACGAGGCCGAAACAAACAAGTAAAAGCTTAATATAAAGATAAATTCTAAAATTTAAGCACAAAGATAAAATATCCCCTGTTTCTAATAAGAATAGGGGATTTTTCTTGCACATAAAAAACCCCGAAAAATGGCAAAAGTTTATGTTAAAAACAGTGAGCTCCTTAGAGCTGTATCCGAGTCTAAAGAGAAGGGACAGTTAACAAGAGAGACCATCGATATGTTTACCCTCATGATAGAAGGTATTTCTAAGAAGATGTCTTACAGGGATCCTGACGATAAGGACGATTGTATGGCTTTTGCCATGGAGGATCTTTGCAAATATTGGAATAGATTTGATCCTGCTAAATCTAATAACCCGTTTGCCTACTTCACTCAGGTTGCAAAGAATGGGTTCGCTAAGGGGTGGAAGAAATTACATCCGCCTAAGAATCCCAAAACTATACCTTTCAGTTATATAACGGGGGAGGATAATAGTTACAACGTTTAATATGTCCATAAAAAAGGTTAAGCCTAACGGAAAACACAAGCATGGACTTTATAGTCCACAGAACCCAGATAAGTACATAGGTGATATACATAATATCATTTACAGGTCTTCATGGGAGCAGAGATTCTGTGCATACTGTGATAGAAACGAAATGATAGTTAAATGGAGCTCCGAACCTCTTTTTATAGATTACTGGAATCCTCTAGATAAGAAAATGCACAAATATTATGTGGATTTTTACATAAAGATTCTAAAGGAAGACGACACCTATCATGAGTGGATAATAGAGGTTAAGCCAGGGTCTCAAACCCAAAAGCCAATATACGAGGGTAAAAATATGACTCTTAAAAAGCTAGAGAGCTATAACTATAACATGAAAATATGGATAACGAACCAGGCAAAATTTAAAGCTGCTAAAGAATGGGCAATCCAGAGAGGTTTTAGATTTGGTGTGGTTGACGAAAAATTTCTTTTTAATAGTAAATGAGTTTTTCTGAAAAAATAAAATCATACAAGACAGAATTCATATCCCAATCTGAGGTTGTTTCTAAAACTGATGCTTATTTTATAAGCTCCTATATAAAGTTATCGAACAAAGATTTTAGACCTGAAAAATTCAGCGGGCAATTTCTTCCTGGTAAGATCTATATTTTTAGATACAATCCTAAGCAGAAACCGGAGGATGGTAAAAAAAAAGAGAAGGAGTTTATAAACAGACTACCGATAGTTTTATGTTTTGATGTTAAAAAATCAAAAGATCTGAACAACATACTATATGGATCGGATTTAATAGCTACACCACCTGACGAAAGGGTTAAAATATTGGAGAGAATTTACGACTTCTCGGAGAGCACAATAGACTCAAATAAAAAATCAGGAAACCAGACACCCGTTGATTTAAGTGGCGATAAAGTAAAGTCTCTACTAGATGGTACTGGATATATCGGAAGCACTAAAGGATTCGATATTTCATCAATGTCTGAAGTTTATATCATAGACTATGATGATTGGAAAAAAATACCATACCTTAGCGTAGCTCTTCTTCAAGGGTCTTCCCCAGCTGAGATATATAATACCTATAGATCGAAATTAAAAGATAATTCTGGTCTAGAAAATAAAAATAAGTAGTGAATGGCTGGTTTTATAGATAACGAAAATGGTAACCCTGTATTTCAGAGGATTAGGGAATCGGTTAAATCGATTTCTAAGTTCGGTATGAAATACGAGGACATGGTGATTAAAAACTCCATGGCTGTTGGTGCTACTGAAGCTGCTTTCATTAATCAGAACAAAACAAACGTTCCTGATGAGAACATGATGTATAGTCTTGCGAAGCAAGATACTATGGTCAAACAGTATATCTCCTATTTCGACAAGGATTATAAGGGAAAGAGAGATTATCTTAGGAAATTCTCTCTTAATCCGGAGATAGAGGGTGTTCTCGATATCGTTTGCGACGAATCTATAAACTACGATCCTTCTAATTATTATGCATATCCTGATTTCCTAGATATAACTTCTATAAAAGAAAAAACAAGGGAAAAGGTTTATGACGTTTTTAGAAAGATATATGACGTTTGGGGATTTAGCGATGATATAACAGCATGGCAATTCTTTAGACAATTCATGGTGGATGGCTTCCTTGCGTTTGAAATAATCTGGGACGATAGGGGAAAAGAGGTGATTGGATTTAAAGAATTGGACGCTACTTCTTTAATACCCAGCGTAGAAAAACAACCGGACGGAAGACACGTCAATGTTTGGATACAGTTTCCGAATGACCCTAAAAAGACAAGGATGCTATATGACTCACAAATCATATACATGTCTTATGCTAAGGGAAATTCAGTTTCTAGATTAAGTTACGTTGAGAGATTAATTAGACCGTATAATACTCTAAGAATTATAGAATACACTAGGGTAATTTGGTCAGTGATGAATGCTTCATTCAAGCTTAAAATGACCGTTCCCGTTGGATCAAGATCACCACAGAAAGCTATGCAGACTTTGGGTGAACTTATGAGTATCTATAAGGAGGATGTTAGCTTGAGCGACGATACGGGGGAATTGCTAGTTGATGGATCACCCAAGATACAATTCTATAAGAATTATCTGATACCGCAGGGCCAAAACGGTCAACCTACAATAGAGCCCTTAACAATGGAGGGACCAAACTTAAATGATCCTGCTCCTCTTGCATATTTCTACGATAGGTTCATAGAGGAATCTAAAATACCTGCTACGAGATTTAAGGGATTAGACGGATCTTCCAGTGCAACATATTCCAATACTGCGGATGGACTGGACAAGGAGGAAATAAGATTTAGTAAGTTCATCAGTAGATTAAGAACCAATTTTCAGGACATCCTTATAAAACCACTTTGGTTACAAATATGTAAGGACAATCCTGAATTAGAAAAGGATCTAGTTTTTAAGAGCCAACTTGGACTTAAGTACATCAGCGAGAACCCTTATAGGGTAAACCAGGAGATGGAGTTGATCACCAAGAGAAAAGAAAGTGTAGATTCGCTAGCTCTTATATTGGAAGACGGAGATAAACCTTATTTTTCGCAGATTTATTTAATTGAGAATTTCCTCGGACTTACGCCTTCAGATATTAAAGCGAATAAAATAGCAAAAGAAAGAACGGCAAAGAAGAAAGAGAAGGAAGGCGGAGATGAAGAAGCACCAGAAGTTACTTTATAAATAAAAGATAGAAATGGCAGGATTTATAGATCCCATACAACAAAATAGTGCATTCGGAACGATTCTGAGAAGTCTTTCTCAGATATCTAGGTTTGGCATGAAGTACGAGGATATGGTTGTTAGAAATTCACAGGCCATAGGTAAGACCGAATCTGAATTCTTCAATGAACAAGGGTCAGGATTTACCGAAAGTGATGCTTTCTATTGGACAGTTTCTCATTCTGATACAAAAGTAAGAAAGTACATAGCTTATTTCGATAAGGATTACATAGACAAAAGAAATTTTCTTAGAAAGTTTTCACTAAACGGCGAGATTGAGTTTATACTTGATACGGTAACTGATGAAGCTGTGGTTTATGACGAGAAGAATTATTTTGCATACCCTGAGATCAAGAATTTGGACGTAAGCGATAAGGTGAAAGATAAACTGATGGAGAATTTTTACAGGATCTACCATCTTTTTAATTTTCAGGAGAGCATATTAGCTTGGCAGGTATTTAGACAGCTCCTGATTGACGGGTTTCTAGCTTATGAGATAATCTACGATAGCAGAGGCAAGCAAGTCATTGGATTTAAAGAACTTGATGCAACATCACTTCAGCCTATGGTTGAAAAAGTTGGGGAAAATGATTTTCAGCAGGTCTGGGTTCAGTATCCAAAGAATCCACAAATGACAAGAAAACTTAAGAACGAGCAGGTTATCTACATATCATATGCTAAAGGTAATTCAATTTCAAGAGTAAGCTATGTGGAGAGGCTAGTTAGATCCTATAATATCCTGAAAATAATGGAGAACAGCAGGATTATATGGAACGTTATGAACGCTTCATATAGATTGAAGTTTGTTATACCCATAGGTACACAGTCACCGCAAAAGGCCATGCAAACTCTAGGACAGATAATGTCTTATCATAAAGAGGAGATATCTATAAACGACAATTCTGGTGAATTGACTGTTAACGGAAGACCTAAAATTCAGTTCTATAAAAACTATCTTTTTCCTGAGAAGGATGGTGTTTCCCCTACTATAGAAACTCTAAATGGAGCTGGCCCTGATTTTAATATCATGGATAACGTGCTTTACTTCTTCAATAAATTAAAGCAGGATTCTAAAATACCCTATGCAAGATTTGCTTATAGAGGGGGAACACCTGCAAACAACCAAATTAGCATAGATTCTTTAGAAAGGGATGAGATAAGGTTTGAGAAGTTCCTTTCTAGATTGAGATCAATTTATCAGGAGATCCTAGTTAAGCCTCTTTATCTACAAATGTGTCTTGATTATCCGGAGCTTGTAAAAGATAGAAGCTTTAAATCTAATCTTGGAATTAATTTCGTAAGGGAAAGCGAATTCAACGATCTGGTTGAACTTGCCAATCTAGTTAAAAGAGGTGATTTTATAAAATCTCTTGCTGACATGAAAGTTAAAGTTGGTGAAGAAGAGCAGCCTTATTTCGACAAAGATTTCCTTGTTCAAAGATTTCTAGGTCTAACCCCAGAGCAGATAGAGGGTAATGCTTCATACAAAGAGCTTGAAGCTAAATCTGCTAAAAAGGGAAGCTCTACTAGTGGAACTGAGGGTGAGGCAGCTCCGGCTGAAGAAGGAGAGGAAGCACCAGCTGAGGCAGAAGCTGAAGCACCAGCAGAGGAAGAGAGCAAATAGTCTAGTGTAACACTTTAATTCATAATTTTATTCAGAATTATTGATAAACCGTCGGTATACCTGCGGTTTTTTTGTTTATATTTGTATTATAACTAAATAGAAGTGAAATGATTAAAGAACTAAGAATCTTAAAGGAACTAGAGGAACTTACTGGAGAGGGATCACAGAAGAAAAAGCAGGAAATAATTAAACAAAATTGGACTCCTGAATTAGCTTACGTTTTTGACGTGTGCTTCAATCCATTTGTCACCACCAAGCTACATAAGCTTAATTTTTCGGAAGATCCGAAAGATTCTTTTGGTTTGGATAACTTCAATGGCCTTGTTGAAAAATTAAAATCAGCTCCTGCAGCTAATAACTCTCTAAGACTAGAAGCTAATCAAATGGTAAACACCAGGATTACCGGGGATAACGACGACACAGATCTTAGAAAGATCCTAATGAAGGTGCTAACTAAGAGAATGAACGTTGGTGTTGGTGCTAAGCTGATTAATAAGGCTATTGGCAAAGAGGTGATACCTGATCCCTCCGTTATGCTAGCAACCGATGACCAGGATTCACTTCTAAATTGGGATAAGATCTATTGTGAGGAAAAATACGACGGTGTAAGAGTAATAGCTATCTATAAGGAAGGTGGATTTAGCTACTTTACAAGAGCTTTTAATGAGCTTGATGCAGACAAGTTACACAAGATTACATTTTCTCTTAAGCAGATAATGAACTTTTCTGGATTGAAAGGCTCTTGGTTCTTTGATGGAGAATTAACTGATCACAATAGAAAATCAGTAAGTGGTAAGGTTACGCAGATCCTGAAGGGGACTGCCCCAGACAATATAGGGGATAGTATCATATTCAATGTCTTTGATCTCGAAGAATATGATACTCTGAGAGCTGGTGTTGGTATTCTTCCTTATTCAGTAAGAAGACAGACACTAGAATCCGTTATGAAAAACGTCGAAGATAGCGAGCCAGTAAAATTAGCTACAATGTGGGAACTTGAAGATTCCTCCCAGATTGCTTCAATCTATCAAAAAATAGTAGATGCAGGAGGAGAGGGAGTTATCTGTAAAAAAGATAGCGTTTATCAATGTTCTCGATCAAAGAATTGGATAAAATTCAAAGAGATTAACGAATGCGACCTTGTCATTAAAGGGTGGTATCCAGGTGAAGGTAAAAGAGAGGGATTCATAGGCGGCCTTATATGTACGGATCTTTCAGAAACATTAAATGTTAAGGTAGGATCCGGTTTTACCGATGAGGATCTTAAAGCTCTGAGTGCTAACCCGGATGCTCTCCTAGGAAAGATATGTTCTGTACAGTATAACGTTACAATCACTGACAAGTTTGATAATAGATCGCTATTCTTGCCTAGGTTCGTAGAGATAAGAAGTGATAAGTCAGAGGCTGATGATTTATCATCCAAATTTTAAGAAACAGTTTCGATAATTTCTAATATAATATAATATGATGCAGGAATTATTAACAGAGAAGTTAAGACCCAAGGAAATTAGGCATATGATATTGCCTCAGAGAATAAGAAAGATCTTTGAGACTAACGGGCTCAATCATAATGTTCTTTTATCAGGTAGCCCCGGTAGCGGTAAGACCACGCTTGCTAAAATACTAGCAGCACCGTACCCGCACCTTTTTATAAACGTTTCCGATGAGAGTTCTGTTGAGACAATACGGACTAAAATTAACGATTTTTGTTCAACCATGTCGATTATGGACGGTGCTTCTTCAAAGAAAGTTGTTGTACTGGATGAGTTCGATGGTGCATCCGATCAGTTCTATAAGGCTTTAAGAGGGACTGTAGAGAAGTTTGCATCAAATACAAGATTCATTGCTACCTGTAACTGGATAAATAAGGTTCCTGATGCCATACAGAGCAGATTCGAGGTAATTGACTTCGATCCTGTTTCTTCAGAGGAGGAAACGGAAGTAAAATCAGAATGGAGAAAGAGGATAAACCTTATTTTGAATAAGGTCTCTATTGAGATAGATGAAGAATCCCTTCTGGAATTCGAGAGAAATTTCTATCCTGATTTAAGATCTTCTCTTAACAAAATACAAACATGGATGCTAGAGGGAACTAATAAGGTCGATCTAGCAAAAGTTAGGGAAATAGGATGGAGTTACGAGTCACTCTATAATTTACTTTTTTCTGCACCAGATCCAATTGGTAACTATCAGAACTTAGTTGGAGAATATAACGGAAAGACTGACGATATAATGAGTGCCTTAGGTGATGAATTTATACAGTGGGTTATTAAAAACAAAAAATCACATTCTAAGATTATTCCCGGTGTGATAGTTCTAGTGGCTGAACACCAGGCACAAAGACTGCAGGTTATCGACCCGATGGTTTCCCTCCTCTCCCTATTTTTCCAGATACAAAAACTTATACAGGCATGAAAGAATTAGCAGACGTTATTAATAGGAACGGATACATCTATAAGCAATTAAAGAGAACGGACAAAGCTGCGATGTATTCGCAATCTGATGCGGAAGATCTGGAAGCAGATTTCAAGGCATTTGAGGTTTTTAAGATAAAGATAGGAAAAGCTAAGGTTGTTTTTGGTGTCGAATTACCAGAGAAAGAAAAGTTCCCCAGCGATGAGGATTTTGGTAAATGGGCTTGGACATATACGGATTACGAGAAAGCTATGGATAGATTCAATAAAATTGAAAACGGAATAGAGGACGGGGAAGAAGATGAATAAAAAAAGAGTTATAATAGCAGGAAAGGGAGCTTCTGGAAAGGATC